AAATATTTGGGAGTACAATCGAAAAGCGATGGATAAAATTCCAGGTTTAAATTTCAACAACAAAAGAACACAAATTGTTGCAGCATTTGAAGAACAATTAAGAAAAGGATTTCAGGTTAGGTCAACAAGATTAATGAACGAATTAAATACGTTTGTTTACATAAACGGTAGACCGGATCATATGAAGGGTACACATGACGATGCCATCATGAGTATGTCAATGGCATTATATGCCGGTGATATATGCTTTAGTCAATTACAAAAGAATGAAAACGCAAACAAGGCTATGTTAGAGTCTTGGGTTGTGTCTGAAAGAACATATGAAACAAACAAATCATTCTATTCTTATGGTTCAACATTAGATCAAATAGCTTCCATGTCAATGGATAATACCCCGGGATTTAGAAACGATAACACACCATCAAAAGAACAGTATAAACAATACTCATGGTTATTCGGTAAAAGAAGATAACCTTTATTGTGAGTCTAATTTTGATTATATTCCATTAAAAACTATTTATATACATGGCAGTAGATAATTTAACAGTATTTCAAAGGTTAACTAAAATTTTTGGGTTTCCAAACAAACCAAAACCAGAAGAGACACCTTATTATAACTTTTCGAAAGATGAAATACTAAAAACAACAAATAAACAAGAGTTCAATAAAGAACTTTTACAAAGACAACAATCACAATATGTTGCTGATAAATGGGCTAAATTAGACCAGTCATTATATAACCAAGCGGTATATTATGAACCAAACAGATTGGCAGCATATTACGATTATGAAAGTATGGAGTTTACTCCAGAAATATCTGCAGCATTGGACATTTATGCTGAAGAGTCAACAACACTATCTGAAAAGGGTGATATTCTAACTGTATTTTCAGAATCAACAAGAATAAAATCAATACTTGAAGATTTATTCATCAACCGTTTAGATTTAAATACCAATCTACAAATGTGGGCTCGTGGTATGTGTAAGTATGGTGATAACTTTGTTTACTTAAAAATTGATCCGGAGAAAGGTGTTATTGGTTGTCAACAATTACCCAATATTGAAGTTGAAAGACATGAGGGTAAAGAATCAAAAATGACAAACCAACATGCGACTCAAATGCAAATGCCACCAAAAGAACTTACATTCCAATGGAAAAATAAAGATTTAGATTTTCAAGCGTGGGAAGTTGCACATTTTAGATTATTAGGTGATGATAGAAAATTACCATACGGTACTTCTATGTTAGATAAAATCAGAAGAATATGGAAACAACTTCTTTTAGCTGAAGATGCCATGTTGATTTATAGAACAACAAGAGCACCAGAAAGACGTGTGTTTAAAGTGTTCGTTGGTAACATGGACGATAAAGATATTGAACCATATGTACAACGTGTGGCAAATAAATTTAAAAGAGATCAGGTTGTGGATTCTAGAAATGGTCAAATAGACATGAGATACAATCAAATGGCTGTTGACCAAGATTATTTTATACCGGTACGTGACCCATCACAAACAAACCCAATTGAGACTTTACCCGGTGCACAAAATTTAGGTGAAATTGCGGATATCGAATATATTCAAAAGAAAATGTTGGCAGCACTTCGTATACCTAAAGCATTTTTAGGTTTTGAAGAAGTTGTTGGTGATGGTAAAACACTAGCATTAATGGATATTCGTTTTGCTAGAACAATCAACAGAATACAAAAATCATTAATACAGGAATTAAATAAAATTGCATTAATTCATCTATATCTTCTTGGTATGGAAGATGAGTTAAATAATTTCACACTATCTTTAACTAACCCATCGGCACAATCTGATTTATTAAGAATTGAACAGTGGAAAGAAAAGATTGTACTTTACAAAGACGCAACATCAGATCAATCACAGGTAGGTATTTTACCGGTTTCACACACATGGGCGAAGAAAAACATTCTTGGTATGAGTGATAGTGAAGTAATCCAAGATCTACAACAACAAAGATTGGAAAGAGCAATTGGTTTTGAATTAACAAATACGCAAAATGTTATTAAACGTTCTGGAGTGTTCGATGATGTTGATTCAAAATATGGTGTTCCTGAAAGTGAAAGAGTTGAAGGTGGAGCAACACCTGAAGGTGGAGAAATGGGTGGAGAAATGCCACCACCACCGGAACCAGCAGGTGGGGGTGAACCACCATTAAGTGAATCAAAAAAAGATAAAATTCTCAATATGTTAGGGGAAAAAAAAGATTTAAATGAATTGTTTGATTACAATAAAGCCCAAGAGAATATTTATGAAATAGAAAATAAAATTAAAGACATATTAAACCAATAAAAAAATGATAAATTTCGGTGAATTAAAAACAAGGTTTTTAACAAAATTAGTAGAATCGTACAATTCAGGTAATAAAAATGAATTGAAGGGTCTGATAAAAAAATTAAAATCAAATAAGAATCTAGTTGAAATGCACCATTTCTATGAAGAAATGGAAAACACATACATTGAAGATAAAAACAGAGCACGTATTTTTGTTGAGGGATTGGAACCAATGTTGGTTGAAAAATCTAAAACAATCGGAAAAGATTCAATTGAACTTTACGAATCGTTAATGGATGTTGTTGTTGAAAACAATGAATTATATTCTTGTTTGGATATTTTATCTGAAAATGAAAGTATCACCAACCTATTGAAGAAAATTGAAGCCAGAGAAAAACTGGTAGATTTTTTAACAACGAAAAAAGAAAAGGTTGCAATTGAAGAATCTTCAGTTAAAATTGAAAATGAAAAATTATTAAACACGGTTTTGGTTAATAATTTTAACATAAAATATGGTGATTTCTTAACCGGTGAAGATAAAAATGTTTTTGAGAATATTGTGTCAATGAGTAATGAAGATTTAATCAATGAAACAAACACGATTAAATCGGAATTGACAAATAAAATTGAGTCATTATTGAATGAATCGACAGACGATTCGATGATAAAAAAATTAAACGATGTTAAATCTGAAATTAATCAAAAGGAAATAACAAAATTTAATTATTTTAAATTAATTGAGTTGAGAAAGGGTTTGATTTAATTATCAAACCCCCTTCTAACTTTTTCTTTGTAGATAGCTTTAAGTTTCTCATCCCTTTTAACAACCGATGGTTTTTTGTGTTCTTGTTTGTTCCTTAAAATCTCGGTTTGTTTTGTTTTCTGAACTTTGTACTTATACTTTTTTAGTGCAGAGTCTAATCCTTTTTCTTTTGTTACGTTAATGAATATCATAGATTTTGATTTTTAGTTTTTATTGTGTATATTTTAAATACACCATAAAATATATAAAGATGAAAAAACAATAAATGAAAAAAGGAAAATTTATCACAATTGGTTCCTATAACAATGTTAAATTAGGTTACGGAACAGTTGACTCAAAAAACCTTAAAACTATTTTTATCCAATTAAATTCTTGGATACAACCAACAAATAACACTGATGACTTCGATAAGCTAATCAATAAGTCCAGACGAAAAACAAAAGAACTTATCAGAAATTTAAAATCTGATTATTTTAAATTAGAATCAATAGTACATTTAGACATTAAAACAAATGGAGTAAGAACGGATAAAAGATCCTTCATGGATTTGGAAATAACTCTATTTGTGAACAAAGAATTTGACGTGAGGTCTAAAGAAATAAAAGATATTGTTTATAACCTATCAAAGAATGTAATTGATGAGGTTTTAATTGACGAAACTTTATTTAATTTCCACGAAAAAAAGAATTAAACAACATTTCCAAGTATTTATTATTAAAAATAGGAATAATGAAAATACTTGGACCAAATGAAACCGGTAAGGGAATTTTAATCGAATACGACGCCGGACACATTTCACCAAAAGAAAATAGTAGAATTATATCCGAAATGAAAGAAACAGATTTCTCTCAGGATATAATTCTTTATGCCGTTTTACAAAAATACGATACCCCAAATAAAAACGGTCGTATATATCCCGAAGTACTCTTAAAAAGGGAAAATGAAAAATACCAAAACCTTATTAAAAAAGGTGGAGCTTTAAATGAGTTAAACCACCCAACATCATCACTAATTGATTTAGATAGAGTTTCACATTCTATACTTGAAACTTGGTGGGATGGTAAAATCCTAATGGGTAAGATAAAACTATTCACATCACCGGGATGGAAAAAGATGGGTATAGTTAGTACCAAGGGTGACCAAGCAGCGATGTTGTTAATGAATGGTGCAACTTTAGGTATATCATCAAGAGGTGTTGGATCATTAAAAAATGTTAAGGGTCAAAATATAGTTCAGGAAGACTTTGAATTGGTATGTTTCGATTTAGTATCATCACCAAGTACTCCAGGTGCTTATGTATTCTCTGATTTAAAAGACAGAGATCAATACCAAGAATCAATAGAAAATAAATCAAACGATACCGACAAAATGAAAAATCTAATGTCAAAATTAGATTCATTCTTAGGTAAATAAGTAATTTATTATTGTTTTTAATAACCTCATCAGTATTTTTTTAAATAAACGCAATATTTATTATTAAACTAATTTTAAAAAATGAGTCAAAAATCAATTTTAGAACAAGCATTACTTCAAGTACAAACACTTGAGGAGGCAGTAAAGGCAAACGCAAAAGGTATAATTGCTTCAACAATGAAGCAAGAACTAAACGACTTGCTAAAAGAATCAATGGAAGAAGAGGACGAAGAAAAATCTGAAAAAGAAATGACTTCACCTAATGAAGGAGACGAAAACGACATGTCAGAACAATCTGACGAAGATGATGAAACTCCAGATAATGACGATGACGAACCTTCAAAAGACATTGAAGGAATGGATTCAGAAGATGAAATGAGTTTTGGTGGCGAAATGGAAACCGAAGACGAAATGGATTCAGAAGATGAAATGAGTTTTGGTGGTGAAATGGGTTCAGAAGACGAAATGGATTCAGAAGACGTTCTTGACATGACAGGTGCTAGTGATGATGAAGTATTAAAAGTATTCAGAGCAATGAAACCTGAAGATGGTGTTATCGTTAAAAAAGATGGTGATGATATTTCAATGTCAACAGATAGTGATGAATTCATTATTAAGTTGGATGATGAAGGTGAAACCGAAATGGACGAAATGATGTCAGGTGAAGATTTATCTGAAGAAGAAGAAACTCACATGGAAGAAATGATGTCAGATGATGAAGAAACTGTTTACGAAATTGAACTTGATGAGGAAGAATCAGACGAAGACTCTGAGGAAGAAACTCATGAAGGTGATATGGAAGAGGCGGCAAGAACAAAATGGAATCCTCACGGTGATAAGGGTGGTATGAACAGAGCTGGTATAAAAAGCAAAAAAATGTTTAAAGCAGGTTCTTCTATTAACGAAGAAATCCAAACACTTAAAAAACAAAACGATGAATACAAGAAAGCACTTGTTTTATTCAAAGATAAGTTAAATGAAGTGGCTGTATTTAATGCGAACTTAGCTTACGCAACACAATTGTTCACTGAACATTCAACAACAAAACAAGAAAAAATCAACATCTTAAAAAGATTCGATTCAATCTCAACCTTGAAAGAATCTAAAAATTTATACAAAACAATTAAAACAGAATTAGATACTAAAAAACCGGTAACTGAATCTGTGGTTGAGAAAATCACGACAACTCCAAAATCATCTTCAGATCAAAAGGTATTATCAGAGTCAAAAGCTTATGAGAACCCACAATTTAAGAGAATGAAGGATTTGATGTCAAAAATAAAATAACCAAATTAAAAAAAAAACAAAATAGAAAATGGGAGCATTATTAGAATCAGGTATGGTAGGTAACATCGGTCTTAAGCACTTACGTGTTATTAAAGAAGATACCATCAACAAATGGGACGAATTAGGATTCTTAGAGGGTCTTAACGGTCATCAAAAAGATAATATCGCGCAGTTATATGAAAACCAAGCGTCATATTTGATAAACGAAGCAGCAGTAGCGGATGCATCAGGTTCATTCGAAACAGTTGTATTCCCTATCATTAGACGTGTGTTCTCTAAATTATTAGCGAACGATATCGTTTCAGTACAAGCAATGAACTTACCAATTGGTAAATTGTTCTACTTCGTACCTAAAATTCAAGAAAGAACAGCAGGAAACGGTCACTACCAACCATATGGTTATCCAAGTAGTTTAACTGACCCTAACACTGGTTACACAGGTAACAACTTGTACGATCGTTTCTATGAAAATAGTGACGCTAACGACCAAGGTTTGTTTGATTATTCAAAAGGTGCATTTACTACAGTAACAGCAACTCCAATTGAATTAGTAACCTTCTCAGCAGGTGTTGCTAGTACACAATCAGCAATCCCAACCGGTACAACAGTTTCAAGTGTTATCTTGAAAGTATCAGGTTTCACTGCAACTTATGATGGAGCAGGGAAATTAGCAGGTCCTAACGGTCACGTTATGGATACTGAAGAATTCTTAGCTTCATTAAACATCGCATCAAACCAATTAAGTGGTCACACTTCAACTTACACATCATTACCATTCAACGTTGTAACACAGAAATATGGTAAAGGTATCGTTGAGTACGGAAGTAAAGCCGCTGGTAGAACAGGTAACTATAACAACATTTGTGACCAAGACGGTATCATCTACTTATCAGTAGATCTTGAATCGTACAGTGCAGCAGGTGGATACAGTGGTTACACAGTTGCAGGTTCAACATTAGCAGCTGCTGACTTTACTGTTACTTGGAGAGAATACAGCTCATTAGAATTCGAAGAAGAAATCGGTGAAGTTACATTTGACCTTGAGTCTGTAACAGTATCGGTTACTGAAAGAAAATTAAGAGCTAGCTGGTCACCAGAATTAGCACAAGACGTAAGTGCATTCCATAACATCGATGCAGAAGCTGAGTTAACAGCATTGTTATCTGAGCAAATCGCAGCAGAGATTGACCGTGAAATTTTACGTGATTTACGTAAAGGTGCGGCTTGGAAAGCTAAATGGGATTACAATGAGTGGAAATATGGTAACTCAGGTTCATCATACGTAGGTTACACTCAAAAAGATTGGAACCAAACATTGGTTACCAAAATTAACCAAATCTCAGCTCAAATCCATAAAACTACTTTAAGAGGTGGTGCTAACTGGATCGTTGTATCTTCTGAGGTATCGGCAGTATTTGATGACTTGGAATACTTCCACGTATCAAACGCTAACCCTGAGCAAGACCAATACAACATGGGTATCGAGAAAATCGGTTCATTAGCAGGTCGTTACCAAGTGTTCCGTGATCCATATTTACCAGCAGGTAAAATCATCATCGGTCACAAAGGTAAATCATTGTTGGACGCAGGTTACATATACGCACCATACGTTCCACTACAATTAACACCTACAATGTACAATCCGTTTAACTTCACACCAATCAAAGGTATCATGACCAGATACGCTAAGAAAATGGTTAACAACCGTTACTTCGGTGTGATTGATGTAAATGGTTTAACTACATTCAGTTTAGATACATTACGTTAATCTTAAACATTATCAATACGAAACCCCCGAGAAATCGGGGGTTTTTTTATTTACATATCATAAAAAAAATCTTATATTAATAAAAAATAGAATATGAATAAGATTAAATGGAATTCAACAAGAACAGGATTTGTTCTTAAATTTGATGGTGGGTATAAAGAAACATACTCAAGTAAATTAACCTTAAACTCCTCATTTGTAAGAATTGACGGACAAAAATATTGGTTACTTAAAACAAATTAATTTTTATATTACAAATTAATCATTATCTTTGTGAAATGAAAAACTATAAATTAGAGAGGTTATTAAATGGTGAGACATTTGTAACTAGTGAGAAGGGGAACTCAATGGTACCACTAATTAAGTCGGGACAAGAACATAAGATTGCCCCGGTAAAATGGGAAGATTGTATTGAGGGTGATATTGTTTATTGTAAAGTAAAAGGTAATTATTATACCCATTTGGTTAAGGGTAAAAATAATGACAAAGGATTACTTATCGGTAACAATAAAGGTGGTATTAATGGTTGGACAAAACAGGTTTACGGGAAAGTAATCGAAGTTCTATAATATGAGTAAGACCACGAAAAAAGAAATGGGTAAAATCCTTAAAGATGTTGATAGTATCGATTATGAAAAATTGAGACTAGATGTGCTAAAAGGATTGTCTGAAAGTCGTAATATTGATTGCAAAAATAATAAAGAAGACATCATCAAACATCTAAAATTGGATGATGAGGGTAAGTACATCAGACCGGTTACTTATGAAAAGTATCTGTATGGTAAATTTTTGGTTGGGATTGATATAAAAGATCAGAGTAATATTTTACAAATGAGTAAGTTGGTTGATTCAAACCAATCTCAAAAACTTAATCTTTACTCTAACGATAGGTTATATTATATTTCATCTGTTAAGCTAACGTAATTTAATGAAAAATAGAAATTTAGAACATAAAGACGATTGGGGAACTCCAAGGGATTTTTATGAAAAATTAAACAAAGAATTTGATTTTACTTTCGACCCGTGTCCATTTAAACACGATTTATCATTGTGGAATGGATTAGAAATCGAATGGGAAGAAAGAAATTTTATAAATCCACCATACAGTAAAACACTTAAAGAGTCGTTTGTTAAAAAGGCGGTGGAAGAATCTAAGAAGGGTAAATTATGTGTTATGTTACTACCCGTAAGTACCAGTACAAAATTATTCCATGAAGTTATTTTACCAAATCAAAAAGAAATAAGATTTATTAAAGGTAGAATTAAATTTTCCGGAGTGAACACAAAAGGAGAATTAGTGACAAATAAAGCAGGTATGCACGATTCAATGGTTGTTGTTTTTGACGGGAGGGATAAAAAATGAAGTGGGTTGATTACTTTTTAGGTATTGCAGAACAAATAAAATTAAAATCAAAAGACGAATCAACACAAATAGGTGCGGTCATTGTTGGTGAAGATAATGAAATATTATCTACCGGTTATAATTCATTTCCGAGAGGTTTAAGAGACGATAAAGAAGAAAGACAGATTAGGCCTGAAAAATACTTTTGGTTTGAACATGCAGAAAGAAATGCTATTTATAACGCAGCCAGAGTCGGAACTCCACTTAAAGATTCCACAATATATTTAACATCGGGTTTACCGTGTGCAGATTGTGCTAGGGCAATAATTAATACCGGAATAAAAAAAGTGTATTGTAAACGAGTTTGTACAACAACAAACAAAGAAAAATGGGACGAATCTCAATCGAAAAGTTTAGAGATGTTGGGTGAGTGTGGTGTTGATATTATCTATTATTAAGTTTTTTAACCTTAACAACAAGATCTCCGGTACCTTTTAGTATTCTGTGGTATTTACCCTCAGGAATAAAAATTGGTTTGTCCTTAACGATTTTAACCGGTAATTCATTATCCATTTGGAATAACCAATCGGTATAATGTTCACAAACCACAATTCTATCTTCTTCATCAAAGTGCCACTTTAATTCATTGTCGGGGGTATTTTCTAAGAATGTTCTTATATGGTACCCCTGTTTAAATTCCTCTATGTATGGATAATCAATTACCATGGATTCGATGATTTAATACCTAAAGCCTTACGATATCTAGATATGTTACATGACCAATACCCTGCGGTTGTTCTATCTTTCTTTTGTGAACATTTATGTCTTGCTCTAAAAGATTTTGCAGCCTTTTTATTACTACTTCTAATTTTAAGATTTGGATCACCAAAGGTTACTTTCTTTATGTTACCACCAGGTGTTTTTACATAAACAGCGAATTTTTTAGGTCCTCCGGGAGTTCTGAATGGTTTATTTAATTTAACATTTCTACCCCTATGTTTGGCCTCCACAAGATATTCTTCTTCTCCTTCGATAAAAGGGATATCTAAATAAACTTCTTCACCTTCGTAAATTCCCGTTTGTCCAATATCTGTTTTAATCAATTCTAAATCTTCACCGAACAATTCAATTATATTGTTTTCATATAAATTTCTTACCTCATTAAATAAACCAAAAAATTTATCCGAATAAACTCTATATATGTTTTCGGTTATTTGTTTGTTGTAATTTATGTGATATTTCATACCCTCACTTAAAATCATGTTGGATTCCAATATTGTTTTAAGTTTAGGTGAACGACTTTCATTGATTGGTGGTTGACCTCCCATATAACCATTTTCAACATAGAAATTATTATATGTTTTTATTAATAGATCATAATCATTAACCAAACCATTTTGTGTCATTAATTTTCTAAACCAATTTAAACTGTGTTCATTGTTCAATTCATCATAAACCAAACCATCGTTTAAATCACCATAATAATACCTATAAATTGCAAATTTACTTGAACCAAGTTTTTCAATCATTACCGGGTCTTTGATTATTACATACACTAATAGTCCGGACTCTGTGTGTTCAATAAAGTCATCATCGTCATTTCTTTTGGTTGTACACCATTTAGTATTTGCACCATATTTACAAGACGCATTGTGTGTAAAGGGAACAACCATAAAAAAATCTTTAGTATTGAGTATTTTTTTATATTCATTCTCATTAACTTTAAATGACTCGTAGATTGTTTGGCTCTCATCAAACCTAGTGAATGTTGGTTTGTTACCTTTACCTGGTTTCGGATCTTTCTTTTCCGCTCTTCTTTTTTGTGCAGTCATTGCTTTCTTCTCTTTCTTACTGTAAGAAGAAACGGTTTTAGGGGTCTCTTTCGATACCTTTTTTTGTGGTCTACATTTTGGATAACCTTTTCTACCCTTTTCACCATCAGCCGATTTTCTACCGCAAGGCGGGTGTTTTCCATCAATTTTTCTGGAAACATCGACCCATTTTTCCTTGAACCATCTACCAAGGTCTTCTTTTAAAACCTCACCATTTATCAATGATTCTTCAACGTATATTAAATCCTCTTCATTAATATAGATTTTCATTATTTCTTACCTTTACAATATGAACCTGAACAATGTTTTTTACCGTCCAGACCTTTTATTTTTCCTTTACAAACTTGTACCGCATAACCATTAGCGTACGCACTTGGGTAAACTTTAAATTTTGTTTTGGCTGCGGAGATTCCTCTAGAACAAAGTTTAGTAGATTTTTTCTTCTCTTCAGAAAGGTTCATTTGATCCATGAATCCCTCGATAAAATTGGAAACCTCTTCAATATCGTCTTTAGATGTTGTAATGTGGTCACCAGCCCATGCATGATCTCCGGTTACAACTTTATGAAAATAAGGAGTGTCTTTGTATGATAAAATCTTATCTATATCTTTTTTCATTTGTTCAAGATTCGAGATAATCATATAAGTACCATCATCTCTACCCTCTACTTCTTCCACAACGGTTTTAAGGTGTTTTTTTATTAAATTAGTTAAATTTTCCATATCAATAAATATATTTATTTTTCTGACAATATCTCAAATTTGACATATTCGTCATAGAAGATTTCCTCGTTATATGTTTTTGCTTTGAACTCCATGAAATATTCTCTAGGTATCATGTATGATGTATCGATAAAGAATGAATTTTCATTCGTAATATCAGTTTTTGTCCAATCGTAAACAATAACATTAGTGTTACCCTCTTTTATGAAAATTCTATAATGAACCTCATCAAATAACTGTGTTTTAGGTTGTGTTATTGATTTTAGGTTTAATACGATTTTCTTTTGTTCCCCTCTGATTATTTTTTCATTTTGTTTTATACCGGAGAATTGCATTATGTACTTTTGTGTTTCGGTTGGGTTTTCACCAAATGTATATCCCGCAGTGAATGGTTTTGGTACAAATTTTTGTGTTATATCAGATAGTTGAACACCATCGATTGATAACCCTTTCCATTTATCATAAAAAAATCTTTTTCCATCACACAATTGCCCTGAGATACCGAAAACAACTTTATACACACCTTTTCTTATTTTTGTTGCGGTTAAACCCGACAAACCGTTTATTACAATATTTGCGGAATTTAAAATATCAACAGTCGGTGGATAATCTAAATCATAATAGTTTGTTCCCTTTGTTACATATAGGTAAAGATTATTTAATCTTTCACCGATAAAATTTTGTCTATTATCTTCAATTCTATCATCGAATATAGTTTCAACGAATGGTTCAAAAAATGTTTGAGTATATTTGGAGAAGAAAGAAACACTCTGATCGTAATCAGGGTTTATTGTTTGGTATTCATCACTAAATGCAATACCTAAACCATAATTAGTGTTACCTGAAACAACAATACCGTTTACATAATTAGTTATATCAACGTCAATATTTTCATTTCCATTATCAAAATGTATTGTTTCTATAACCGTTGCGCCGGTTGTGTAAATTCCTTGGGTCGTCCATCCAGAAACTACGGTTCTATTAAACCAATTTGATGGTCTTGTGTCGTATGGTTTATCCTCATTAATATTTTCATAAACGGTAAACTCATAGTCAAATCCGGTACCCTCATCCCAATATTCAGGAATTTCAAATAAGATTAAATCAAAAGAAGTTGCTCTTTGTCTAGCATTACCTCTAACCTCACCTATTAATTTGGGATCACCAACAATAGTATTGGTCATTTTTAAGTAGTGTCTGGTACCCGGAGTTATTACAAAATCACCGTTTTGAACCCTACTTATTAAATCCGTAAAATCTACCTTAAAGATAAATTTTGAGAAAGATGAACCATAAAAAATTTCAGTCGCGTTGTTTTTCGCAGTATTTACCTGAGAATTTTTAATGATTGTATTGTTTTTTTCAAAATATGAACGAAAGTATGACATCTTTTTATTTTATAAATATCAAATTAGTTAATTCTTACCGATTTATTCAGTAATTCATTTTCTAATTTGAAAAAAAGCTTCTCTAAATTTTCGTGTGGGTTGTAGTCTTTCTTAACGTAAGGTTTGTTGATATTATGGACGTGAGTTGTTAACACATCATACATCGCTCTTATAAATTCAAGTAAAACCTCACCTCTAACCACCGAATATGTGTTGGGGTCAATTCTTGTTAGGTAATCATCTTGAGTGTATTCATATGTGTCCAATGTTTCAAAATCAATACGTTTATCTGTAAAATTAGTGTCGGTTGATAAAAAGTATAACTTGTCCGAAACTATACTACCAAAAGTCTGTTCCCTTGACGTATTGTCCGTTTTTATTGTATTTACAACCTCAGAAACTTTTCTTGATGTTGGTCTAACTCTTGTTTGACTGAAAATTAATCCGGCACTAACAGACCCGTTAGATGGTGATTTAACTTTGTTTAATATGTTTTGTTTTACCGACTCCTGTTGTGTTGTTGCATCCCTATCCTTAAACTCAAATGTGGGTCTAAAAAAGAATGGATATATGTCTGTTGTTGATATATTCAATAATGAAAGAACCTCAAACGGAATAACATTATCAAATCCATTGGCTTGTATTTCCGCTATTTTTATTCTTATTGTGGAACCAATATCATTTATTTTTTGTGAAAGTGTCGATTCGGAAAAATCCGGTAGATCCAACAAGTTTACACTAAATGTTGGTGTGGTACTTAACGAGTCGATGTTTAGTATTTTCACTTCATTACCTATTGTCTCAGTAAATTCAGTAAAACTTCCTGAACTGTATTTTGCACCGTATTGATCTTGTACTTGGTAAACGAAGAAATCAACTGTTGTTGGTGTATCTAAATCATCAACAGAGTATTCGATTATGTATCTTAAATTTTTAACATCAACAATTGTATTTTCTATTATTTCAGGTTTAACTATCTTTTTACCCCCAAATTTTTTAAGTTGTAATTTAGCAACCTTTTTAGATACTAGTGGTAAGTTTTTTGCAATTTGTAATTTTTCATTTTCTGTTGCAATATCTTTGGATAATAATTTACCACCCCTTAACACGATACCACCCTCAGTTAAAATCATGTCGGAACCATATTTCCCATTTACTGAGTAATCTTTGTATTTTGAAAGAGCATTTAATGCGTTTGGTGGTAAAGTTCCGTCTTCGGTTTTTACAATGTCTTCTTTATCTAAAACCGCAACACCATAACTGGTTTGTGAGATTTGTTGTGAAAATGTTTCAGAGTTAAAATCGTATCTTGTGGTGAACGGTCCTGCAATATATTCCTGATTTACCGTTGATTTTTCTGAATCGTATCTAAGTATTTTAACCGCCTGCCTGATTTCCGGGATGAAGTTGATATTGTTCGGTAAAAATGGTAGTGCAATGAACGGATCATCTTTACTCCATTTTACATATTCCCTCACATTTTCTTTACCCGCAACATAATCGTCAAAATCTATAACACGAATTCTACCCAACCCCTTTGGATCGTTATTATCTATACAGACACCTAATTCAATTATTTTACTCATAAACTTTTTCTTTCTATTAATTCGTTCGTTACTTTAATGTGAAACTCCTCAATTGTATCAATATGTCTAGTTAGGTCTACAATTAATTTTTTAGTTTTTTCGAATTCTCCAAATAAGAATTCTTCGGCTTCTAATAAATCTTTATTAGGTTTGTTTTTTAAATCACTTAAGATTGATTCTAGTCTTTCTCTTTCCATATTAAAACTTTTTACCAACACCCGAAATAACTGCAGGTGGAATAACAGCACCACCAGCAACTGGTGGTCCCGGTAAAACACCCGGATTTAAAACAATTTTTACAAACGAGTTTTTATCCTCTTCTTCCGTGTGTCCATCGATTATTGACTTAACTAAAGAACCAATATCATTATCTTCACCAAATAGTGGTCCTGTGGGTACACCTGAAGCTTCAAGTTTTTCCATTATATTCATGTATGCTCTATCTTGACTGTAACCAGGTAACGCACCTGCGGTTGCTAAAAGAACCGATGGTACTGATATTGGTGGTCCAGCAGATAATGCTGTTTGTATCGTATTTAAAATCGTTTGAAACAACTCGTAACAATTGTCTATCCCACTCTCAAGAATTCTTTTTAATAGTGCAATTAATGAAGTTATAATTAAAAGATATCTTTTGTATTTATTCTTCAAAATCTTTTTCACAATAATCGCAATAAATGCCAATAAATCTATTTTAATAAGGTTCCAAAATTCTCGGATGAATAACCAAAAAAGATCTTTAACAATATTCCAAACCGCTTTGTAAAGTCGTTTTAATAATTCTTTTATTGTCAATCCAGCCTCTTTAAATATTTTATAAAGGATAACGATTGGTAAGAATATTTTAGGTGAAATTACTGACAGTATAATCGATTTTGGTATACCAATAATAAAGTTGTTAAGTAGGTTGTTTAAGAAATCGTCAATAGATAATCCTAATCCATTACCCGATTGTTCTGACGCATCTAACGCAACATTATTTAATGTAAAATCAATCGCGTCACTCACACCGTTATTTTTTGTTAAATAAACAAAATCTTCAATGTGTGCATCATCAATAGGGATTTCAAAATTATAACAGTCTTTAAACCTCAAAACTCTTCGATATCTAGTGTCCTCGTCATCTAAATCAATACCTTCAACATCGTCAAAATCAAAATAAAACTCGATGTCTTCATCGGTTTCTGAAAATAACCCTATTGCGGTTTGATTTTTTAGTTCGTCAGTTTTTGTTGGGGAACCACAAATAGTGAAAAGATTGGTTATGACCTTTAACATCCTATCTAATCCAGAAACAAATTTGAACGAATCTGAACAACTCGATCCACCATTAAGTGTTAACATTAAATTATTTGTTAACACCTCGTCAACTGTTGGGAATTCAATTGTTGAATAATAATCCTCAATAAAATTAAAAGTATTTATGTTCTGTGTTAATCCACTTATATTATATCTTTGGTTGGGTGAATCCCATCCTCCTGTAAAAAGTTTATTTCCATTTATTGAATTTAAATCATAAACCCCACCATCAAACAAACCATAAAATTCTCTGTTGAGTTTTTGTTTACCGGTATTTGTTGATTTGGGTTCATATATTAAAAAACCGCAATTACTGTCCGGGTCAATTGTCAACATATTTAAGATGTCGAACTCCTCTGGTTTAATGGTTATCGAATCAACAGGAAATGGTGATTTTGTACCGCAAATACCATCACCCATAAAAAGTATTTCCGAAAGTCTTTTAACAACAATTTCCTTCGCCGATTTCATTGTTTTATCGGCAGCGGTTTTTGAGTGATTTTTTAATCTTTGTTTTTGTGGATTTTTATTTACATTAACCGGACCACTTTTTTGTTTTACATCTACAACACTTTTGGTTGTGTTTTTACTGGTGGTAATGAAATTTTGTGCAACCTCAATCAAATCGGAAAAAATGTCTTTTTGATTCTCTTTCTTTGATTTTGATTTGTTTTTAAGTTGGTCAATTTTTTTACCTTTAAACGTATCAATTGATGGGATGGATTCTTTGTAAAGATCTTGAACATTTTTTGCACCACTTTTGGGGTTATCGTTTATTTTTTTGATAGCCTCGATTGTTGAAAGTAGTTGTTTTTTTGTTTCAGTTGATTTACCCATTATTGTTTGTATGTAACTCCGTCATTATTGTTATCATCACCTTTCATTAATTCTTCCAAAATTGCTCTATCATCATCTGTTAATTGTAATTTACCACCAGATCCACTGGTACCACTACCTGTTTGTTTTAATAAAGCACTTTGTAATTTAACTAATGAGATTTTTTTCTCGGTACAATCGTTTAATATTTTTTGTTGTTCTTTTATGACAGGACCGATTACACTCATATCTTCCGCATCTTTCATGAATGTTAACATCTTTTTTGTGATTAACGAAGCGGTATTTTTTTGTTCGGCAATATCATTATAGATTTCTTGCATTAACGCAAGTGCCGAGTCGGTATCAAGGGATACTATGTTTTTTTTCGTTCTCATAATATATAAATAGGGAATTTTTAATTTAAGAAACTAACAATCATCCCATCATATAATTTTTTAAACCTTTTTAACGATACTCTGATTTCTTTTGTTGAAAGTGAGGTCATTTCTCTCAGGGAGAGAAGGATTAAGTTCTTATTGAACTTATTACCCTCCCCGATTTGAAATACTTTTTCAAAATTGTTGAAAATTTCTATAAGTGCGTACCCCAATTTTTGTTCGTTTTCTGTTAGTGATTCATTTTCCATAAAATCTTCTAATTTATGAACTAATTTAACAATAACATCACGATAATCAATTTGAACTTCATCTATTATGTATGAATATTCAATATTTTCCTCCAAATCCGATGAAATGTCATCGTAGGATACCGTTCTATTCGTTTCTTTAGTGTCTTTTTGTATAACACCCATTAAATAGTGTTTACAAATCGTACCAAAATACGAATATGCTTTATGGTTTTTTGTATGATCAAATTTACTAATTTTGGTCATCAAAAAAGACATAGTATCTGCGTGAATTTCACTAAATTCCAAGTCTTTTCTATACAATTTGTAACGGCGGATAATACTTTCCACCATAATTGTGAGAGGTTCTTCTAAATATTCATTGAATATCTTGTTCTTTTCTGTTTCGGATTCAGATTCTAAATATCTTATTACCGCATCTTCTTGTTCCTCCCCAAAATAGATTTTTTGGGTCCTTTTACGAGGCATTAATTTTCTACATATACAATATCACGTTTATTTTTGAAGAAAAACTCTTTTTTTGCGGTATCTAACCAAAATTTAACTTCTTTCTCAGACAATTTGGTACTCTCATCATTTTTATATGACCAAAACAATGAATTTTCTCTAAAATTAACATGTTTATAACCAACTCTTGGTACTGTCATGGTTAAAACATTGTTATGTGTTAACCTTAATAAAAATTCGTAACCGAAGGTTAATTTGATGTTTTCTTTGAACATACCAAGTTCTTTAATTTGTGATGTTTTATATAAACCACCAGAAATTTGGAAGTTTTGGTATTCCAACAATGCTTCATTATTTAAAAATCCTTGTTTTTCGGTGAAACCGTAAGCCCAAGTTGATTCGTTGGTGAAACTTAAGAACTTACCCTCAACATTAATGTCTTTTACCAATGTTAAGAACGCTTCAACCTCCGGATTTTCTTTCATGTAAACGTTCATCGAATTTAACCAATTACTAGTATATTCATCATCAACCTCTAAGATTGAGAACCACTCGGTTTCACAATTTAAAATACCTAAATTAATTTGTGAACAAAAATCCGTTGTTCCGGTATTTTCAATTATGGTATATTCTAATTTGTCCGTCTCAACGGTTAATTGTGACTTAATGTTACTGTCTGTTACAATTAATAATTTTACGTCATTGTAAAACTCTTCAACTGATTCAACAGCATTTTTAAACATCATTTTATAGTCTTCATCCCATTTGTGTAATGGAAGGATAATTGTTATATTTTTCATTCTGTAACCTCCTGTTTTAATTTTTCTAATGCGTTTTGTATTGAATCAACTCTTTTGTTTTTAAATGAATTGAAGATGTTTAATATGTTATTTTCTGTGACTTCTTTTTTGTAAGGTAATAATGTTTCTTTCATTTTTTGTTTAACCTCATCGTTCAATTCTGAACCATCTAACCAAGCCATAACATATGTTCCAAGGATCTCAACGATTTTGTTCTCATCGTATGTCCACATACCATTTTCAGATAACCAATCTGGTTCGTTCTTAGGTATTTTACCAATTACCGGTACCTCACATTTAATTGATTCAAGAGGAAACGTTCCAAATGTTGAGTCATCATCAATCCAAACTGAAACCATTGAAGCCTTTAAAAAATCTGCAAATTCAGTGTAGTTGATACCAACCATATCTCTGAATGTGATCCATCTTAAGAATGGATATTTAATGTAGAATTCAGATATGATTTTTTTTGTTTTAGATCTATCCTTAGTTAAAATAGAAATGATAGGTGTTTTTTCTTTACCACTAGGTTCAAACTCATCCCCAATAATTGGTGGTATGATGTGAACTAAACACTCAGGGAAAATATCATTGATGTATTTTTTAGATGCTTCGGTGGTTGTAATTACTCTATCAAAACCAAAGTCAGACCATCTACTACCAATTGGTAATGTTTCAAAAATATATTCCTTTTGTTGTACCAACATCACTTTAACACATCTAATGTTTGATAGTGATTCTAATACGTTAGAATAATATTCAGGTACAACAATTGTGTCCTCAATTTTTATTTCTACCCTATCGTCTTTAATTGTTACAACCTCTAAAGAGTTGTATTTTTCACCTAACCATGTTGAAACACCTGAATAGGTTTTATCCTCAACTAAAATTTTAGAGTTATATCCGTTTTCTTTTAAAGTTAATGCCATATCATAGATATGTTTAACTGACGCCCTAGGATTGTTTCTGGTGTCATAAACCAAAAAATAAATTACGTTTTGGTTGTTGTTTAAATTGCCTAAAGCAATTTCTAATTTTTCAATGTTCTCTTTATTGTTCATCGTCTTCGATTAATATTCCATATTTTATTAATGTGTTAAACGCAATTTTAAATGAAATCGGTAAACTTTTTTCCGCAATCGGTACAAGTTCTTCATCCGTATCTTCATATTCATTTAACACTCTTTCTAAACAAACCTTTACAACTTCAAATTTTATAAGGTTTATTTCTAGTGGGTCTGCTTCTCCGTCATTTTCGGTAGAAGGAGACGTTTGACATTTTTCAGTAATCCCGTCAATGTCGATGTAGTAGTTTTTTCCGAATAATTCAACCATTCTTTTCTAATTTCATTTAATTTATTTATTTCTATATTATTTGTAAAGTGATTATTGTAATATGTGTTAAATTTAACAACCATTTTATTTTTTGGACATTTAGATACCACATTTTCATCGTCAGTAATCCACACATCACAATTATTCCATAATTTATCGATATCCTCATATGTTGAGAACTTAACATTATCACAAAGAATTCCGTTTTTTGATAGGAAAAATAAGGTGGCAGGTTTCGCCTTCCCTTTTTCAGATAACCCAACCAATGTAAATGTAACATCCGGGTTATCCACAATTAAACTATTAAAGTCAGTGGCTGCGTGACTGTAACTTAGACCGGCATGACCAAAAATTTCAATCGGGAAATCAAAATACAAAAACTTTTTGTATTCATCTTCTGATTGAAAACTGTATGTTTTTAAAATATTGTTGATTGATGTGGGTTGTGTTTTAACACCATATTCAAAAGTTTCCTCTGTTTCGGTCTCGGTGTTAAAATAATAATCTTTATAATGATAATCAAATTTTTGTAGTGTATTTCTCAATACACCATCAACATTAATATATACTTCCATAGTGGAAATATAATATTAATGTGATAATGTGTAAATACTATTCGTATCTTTTTAAGATTTGTGTTATTAGTGGGTTTCTAACGATATCTTTATCATTAAATTCAAACACACCAACATTTTTTAAATCTCCGAGTTTCATTTTTGCATCATATAACCCGGATTTAGTTTTGTCTTTGTACTTGTCGGATTGTTCCAAATCCCCCGAAATGAAAAATTTAGAAGAAAACCCGATTCTAGTTAACAATAACTTCATTTGTGATGGAGTTGCGTTTTGTGCTTCTTCGAATATTAATATTGTATTGTCAACATTCCATCCCCTCATATATGCCAATGCAGCTATTTCAATAAAACCTTCTTCGGCTAATTTTTCTCTAGCGTCTTTCCCTATAATTTTATTTAATAGGTAATATGATGGATATATGTACGGATCCAATTTTTCTTCCAAACCACCGGGTAATGAACCCAATTTTTCTTCAGCTTCAACCGCAGGTCTTACGATAATGATTTTTTCATACTTATTGGTGTCATCCCAAAGTAAATCAATTGCTCTTTTCATTGCGATGTATGATTTACCAACACCAGCCGGACCAAAACAAAGAGTAATTTCATTTTTACCCAAAATGTCCCAATATTGTTCTTGATTTTTTGTTAAGAACTTTTCTTTTGGTTGTTTAATTAACTCCCTTATCCTTTGTTTTTTTGGTACTCTTTTTTCTTCTGAAAAAGAAGAACTGGTTTTTCCTGATTTACTGTTTGTTTTTCTCAAAGTATTGTTTTTTAACTATAATTATTATGGTTCCTGATAAAAATCAAGAACCAGTACTACCAAAACCCCCATCACCCCTCTCAGTTGTTGTAAGATCATCAACCTCAACGAATTTAATTTTAGGGTAAGGTACAATAATTATTTGGGCAATCCTATCACCAACCTTATAATCGGTTTGGGATATTCTTATGTCATTTTCACCAAATACCTTTTTAAATGTTGCTTGAATTTCACCCCTGTATCCACTATCAATTACTCCAACAGAATTTGTTAAACTTAAATCTGTCTTTCTGATTGAAGATCTTGGGAAAACTAACCCGACATATCCTTTAGGTATTTCCATTGCAATACCGGTACCATACGTTATGTCAAAAGTGGTGTTACTAATAATTTTAGTTGCCACCAAATCCATTCCGGCGTCTCCGTCTTTTGCATATGTTGGAATAACAGCATTGGGGTCAAGTTTTTTAATTTTAACCTCCATTTGATTTGTGTTATACATTACCTGTTCTTCAACATCTTTACTCAATTTATTTAACATTGAGTTAAGTTCAGATATGAAACCTGTTTCCGATGGGTCTTCTTCGTTACCCAACATCTTCTCAAATTCGACTAACTTATTTAGATATCCTTCAATTTCTTTCTTATCCATTTTTTTCTTCTAATATTGATAATTCAAAACCCATTTTTATTATGTGTGTTAAATTCTCTGAATAATATTTCGCTTGTTTATCATCAGAATCTTTATCGGTATTTAAAATTGCTTGGAATTCTTCTTCCGTAAAGTCTACCCCATGTTTTGTTGCGTAATATACAGATCTTTCACCAACTTTTAATGATGTTAGGTCTTCATTAAATTCATAAAATTTACCTTGGTTTTTAACCTGCCAATCATTTTTATTAAGTTTAAATAAAAATACCTTACCGATTTGAGAAATAAAAACACATTTCAATATTGATGATGTTTTTGATCTCATTTTTTCGGGTAATAGTTCATTTACCTTAATTGCATATTTTGCGGTTTTTAAACAAGTGTTAAGTAATCCACCCGGGTAACAACCATACATATCACTCATGGTCGTTGCCGGTGCGGTAAAAAAGTCGTCACCCAAGAAATCAACTAACTCTTGGGTGAAGATTGAATATTTTACGTTTGTTTCTATGAACTTTTTCTTGTTTTGTTCAAGTTGTTCTGCTGTTAACATATCTTACTTATTAAAATAATCAGGTGTATTTTTTGGGTCGATAATACATTCAATCGGCATCTTCACGATTGCCAAACTCTCACTTGAACGCATGTCTCCTTGGCGATACTTTGCAACAACTAATGTTGCCTCTTCCACCGAATCTGCTTCAACGATGTACTTAACTTTTTGTAATTTTGGGTTTCCATTTCGGTCAAGTTGCTCCAACTCGTAACCGACAGTTACTAAATAATGCATAAATTTTGTTTTTAAATTATTGATTTGAAAAATTCTGTTCTATTTTTTGATACGTTTACTAATGAATATTTGTCTTTAACTGTTTCATATAATCTATTACCCAAGTCTTCAACCATGTTTGGATTTTCAATTAATCTTTTCATGTGTTGAAACCATTGTTTGTGATTTTTCTTTGGTGATACCAATAAAGAATTACCCTTATCGTTAAAATTACCGTTGTCATAAGCGGTAACCAAATCGATTGTATATGGATCAACATCACTTGCGATTAACGCCTTTTTGTGGAATCCAGATTCAATCACTTTTAATTGTGATTTGTTACCATTGAACTCACTTTCCAATAGTGGTGCCAAAGATATATCAAAAAGATTGTAATTAAAAGCATATTTTGATATTGGTTGTGTCCAAACCCTTACATATTTTTTATCATTAGTATCTAAAGGGGTGTTTGAAAATTGCATTAATTGATTTTTATAAAATTCATCAACACTTCTATACCCATCTGTGAATATATTTTCATATTTGTACCATACCGTCTCGGTTGGTTGTATTGGTCGTGTGGTTTGTTCACCGGTTTGTGGGTTAATTACGGTAACATTACCCCTTAAATCAAAACCACAAAGTACAAATTGTACCTTATCGTAATTTTGAGTTGTCATTGTAATTGCATCAGATAATAATTCAATATCATGTAAGTGTGTTGAACCACCTAACCATCCAAAACGAACTCTATCTGTTGGTGTTGGGTTTGATTGGAATTGTGGTTCATTCGGATCGATTGCATTTGGGAAAACAACCACATTTTTGATTCCGAGTTTTGTTCTGATAGTATTTGCGAAAATCTCGGTAGTGCATGTTACGTAGTCAGATAACTTCATCATCTCAATTTTTTTACGAGGAAGTTCTGCTGTCTTAATATGGTGATACATCGGGTGTCTAAGATCAACATTCCAATAATCATCAATATCCATGATTACCTTTATACCCTGAGATTTTAAGAAATTAATCCTATTAATATTTTCTTCATGTGACGTTTGGTGGATAAATGTGTGAAAAACAACGATGTCGTAACTCTTAAAAAAGTTATCGTCCATTTCAGTATTTAACGCAATATCAACATGAAATTCGTCAGAATAGTTATCACCAATGTATTTAAATGGATCTAGAATACGGTACTTACCCACACCATGGGTGTCCGGAGGTATTGCTAAAATTCTAATTTTTGACATCAAATTTAATTTGTATGTCTAAATTATAATTAAAAAAAACGAGAAATCAAACTTATTTTGATTTATTTACTCCAGTGATTTTACCTTTGAAGATAGAATCACCAACTTTAAGTACCAAATTTTCGTTAATTGAGAGTGTTTGTTGTGCTGTTAATATTTGGTTTAACTTTGTGTCTAAAATCTCTGTAACGGTTTTTCTAACTATATTTTCAATGATTGGTGTCAATTGATTAATGTCAATATTTGAACCGGTTGATGTTCTTTGTTGTGAACCTTTTGATTTTGACGAAACTCCCTCAGCCTCCATTAATTTTTTTGTTTTTTCAACAAAATTCATATCCAAGGAGTCTTTTAGTGTTATTTGTGGGATTGGATTCTCAATCATAGCCTTCTTTATTGCGTCCGGTAATTTAGATTCCATTATTTTATTCACATTTACTGTTGGTTGTTGATTACTCATTTTTGGAGTTGGTATACTAATTTCTTCGGGGTCAGAATTTAGAACTGTTTCATTCACATGACCTCTTTCAAAATTACCTGTTTCAACTTTATTCATCACTTTTTTGGCTTTAACCAATTTTTCCATTAATGAATTTTCTGATATGATTCCTTTACCTGTAGCTTCCATATTTTTTTATCTAAAATAATTATTTTTTAAAGAATATTAAAGTCTTAATTCTGTTTATTGATTCCTGTAGATTTGTTTGATTTACAACTTCTACATTATCTTTTTTTAATAAATCATACAACTCATATTCTGATTCTTTTTCAAATCTTCTTCTAGTACCTTCACCAGGTGTTGTGTTGGCACCAATCTCCTGTTGACTTTTTTTCCAATCCTCGATTTTTCTTTTATACAAATCGTCCATGGATAGTTTTACATCGTCAGGTGATATTTGTTTTTTATTATCAACAACATTAATTTTAGTTTTTAATGTGTCGTAAACCTCTAAATCACGTCTAACTTGTTTTTGTGGTAAAACCGGTGGTTTTTCTTTTGGTTTTATTTCTTTTGGTTTTTTTTGTGGTGTTGGCTGTACCGGTTCGATTTCTTTTTTTGGTTCAACCCTTGGTGTTGTTTCCCACTTACTTTTTGCATATATTGTTGTTAAACTATTGTCACCATCATCATTATAGTTGGGTCTTTTTGTATCAAATGTTTCTTCATTATAAATTTGAACACCCGACATGTTTTTGACTTTAAATAATCTCCACCCATGTTTACCAAAACCTTTTTTTGATACTGATGGTGGTTGAACCCAACCTCTAACAACAAGATTACCTTTTTTTGTTAAACCCATTGCAACAAGTTCGGCCTTTATCCTTCTACCGGGTAAAACCTCTCCCTTTGGTCCATTATAATAAAATGAAACCGGATTACGATTTTGTATGGCATCAATTAACATCTTATTCCTTGGGGAAGAAGGTGATTGTTCCAATAAAATGGTTAATATATTTTCAAGTTTACCCATTAGAAATCAGGATATTGTTTTGTGTCTCCGTATTTATTTCTTGCCCTCAACACATTTCTTTCTTTTATGTCTAATATGGTACCGACATTTCCATTAGGGTTAATTCCTCTACCCTTGTCGTCACCGTCCGATATTGCATTTGGGTTAACAGAAGAATATTCGAACGAATTGTTGTAGATGTTTTTAGCAAGTAAAGCAATTCTTTCGTTTATATCTATTTTAGTACCAACGGTACCGTTCGGGTTAATTCCCCTACCTTTATCATCACCATCTGATAATGCATTTGGGTTAACAGAAGAATATTGAAAATTACTACCATAAGTATTTTTAGCCAGTAATGTTTTTCTTTCATTAATATCGGTCAATGAACCCACAGATCCGGTACTTGATTCTCCTTTACCCCTTTCATCACCATCTGAGATTGCGTTGGGATTGGTCAAACCGTAACCATTATTATTACCATAAGTATTTTTGGCTAACAATGCTTTTCTCTCGTTAATATCAGTCAATGAACCAACATTACCACCAATTGATTCACCCTTACCCTTTTCGTCACCATCCGATATGGCGTTTGGGTTTGATGAACTATACAGATCACCATAATTATATTCATTTTTCGCCATTAAGGTGTTTCTTTCCCCACTAGCAATAATTTCTAATTGTGTTGGCATAATTATTTATCGATTAATTTTTTTATTTTATCAATCTCCTCAAATAATTTAAGTGAGGTGATTGGTGATACGCTCGTTTTGTGTGAATTACTTTTTATTAGGTTTGTTGGTACTTTAAAACTAAATTTTTTAGTGTGTTTTTTTAGATGACTATTTTTTCTTTCACCTGTCATAGACGAAATTTCATCAGCCCTCTTCCTTGAATCTTTTCTATTACTGATTAAATCTCGTTCACCCTGTAAAAATTGTTGTGACCACTTCTCCATCAACTCACCACCGTACAAATCGTATTTTACTCTTTCTTTTGTTTTGTCTAAATTTTGAATGTCGTGAATAATTCTTTTTAACTGACCATAATTTACCGTTTTATCGTTTAGTAACTTTTTGGCTCTTTGTATACCACGCACATTTTTACCATTTAAACCGGTGATTGTGTGGTTTATCTTATCCAAAATATCTTGTGGTACGTTAAAAACCTTCCCTTTTAAATCTTTATTCACCTTTTTCTTTTTTTAACATTTTAACAACAGTATCGATAGATATGTTGTTTTTATTTATTGTGTTTTTTAGTGATTCGATTTGTCTTTTAACGATTGGATCTAATTCTGAATCCACATCTTCTGTCTGATCTTTTTTTACAAAATCATTTACTGACGATTTTTTACTCATAATCGATTCGACATAATCTTTTATATATTCTTTTGGATTCTCAATTAATCTAACTTTATCACCGGGTAGATTTTCATCGTAACCATACGATTTAAGTCTTTCAATTGCTTCAGGTTCTTCCATACCTAACTCGTCTTGGAAATATTCCTCAGCATCTTCCATATCCTCATCATTACCCAATGTTTTTTCGTAACCCAACGCTTTGCTCATATCGGCTTCAGCCCAATATTTTAGAGTCGTATGTGTACCATGAACTCCGTGGGTACCCATTGACCCAGCACCGGTTTTAACAACCTGATCCGTTGTTTTTTTACTTGCTCCTTTTGAATCTTTGGTTTCTGGTACTTTTTTTCTCATTATATTACCGTTAGCGTCAACAATTTCTTCAATTTCACCCTCAACTTTTTCAGGTAATTTCTTAAAATTAGTTTCCGAAGAAAATTCTTTTGCCATTTTTTCCCACTTTTTTCTTTCTTTCTTAGGTAATGACTTATCACCAGCCTTTGCAAAGAAATATTTTTGTTGTGATTTAGACTTAAAACTCTCGTTTATTAAATTTTTTATGTAATTATCCATACATTTAGTTTTTATATAAATATCAAAAGAAACGAAAGATATTTATATAAAATATGAATAGTCAAAACATACTTAAATTTTGGGGAACAAAATTGGATTTAAAACTTGATAGTTCGGAATATCATGACTACGAGGTTCACAAAACTGAACTAGATTATGATTCTGATGTTTTGGATTTATCCACACCTATTGATTACCCCACATTAAAAATAAACACAACCGGTTTGGCTGACACTAGTTGTGTAAGAAATACAATATCTTTGGTTGAGTATGATAATAGTATAAATAATTCAGGTTATACCTACTCAGGTTTAACTTGGACATTACCATACAATGATTTTACGAATCAACTAAGTAATTCCGATATTATTCTTCAAAACGATGTTTATCAATACGTTCATAGTGATGGTTTAACACACTTGTTTATTATTGATACATTTAATGAACCGATGGATAACCCATTTTCATTAGAACTTAGTGGTTTAACCAATTATAGTGGTTTTACCATTTATACTGGTTTTACAGAAACTTCCGGTGTTACCGGTTCTTCTTTTTCTTGTGTTAATCAATTATCGGGATTAACAAGTGGTTTAACCATTTGTTGCCCACAAGACCCAATCTCAAACGCAAAACCATGGGCATATCAAATTGATCATGGTGATGGTGATGATTTATGTTCTTATAAAATAAGAAGAAGAGCAGAAAAGGGATGGACAATCGATTTTGTATTTAATAAGGAAAATTTACCATGGTCTGAAGGAAATGTGTTTTATTATTGGGGTGTTAGGGGTGAAAATGAAATAAGAAATTATGCCGACAATAATCTTTCTTTTTCATTTAGTGAAGATGGAAGAATACGTTGGCAAGCAATTAGATATTCTGGATTTTGTCAAACAAATAGTGGATATACCGAAACATTTTACACCTCATCAGGTCAGACACCCATTTTATGTTCAACGGGGACATCTGACGATTTTAACATTACAATAACATTTGACAGATATAAACACTACGAATTGTGTGATATCGATAATGATGGTGGGTGGAACGATTTAATCACCGGAAGAACTCTTTTGACAAATGTTAGTGATTGGTTAACAGGAACCGAACCAGTGTACGAGGATATCGAAACATTAAATAAAAAATGGGCAGAAGAAAGACAAAGAAGATTGGGTACATTAAAGATTTATCTTAATGGTAGACCTGTTTATAAATTAAAGGATTGGGAGGAAGTTATTCCATCCACAAGGGGATATCAACCATTAATACAATCATGGGGTTCTGGTACAGAATTTTCAGGAGGTATTCACAATGATGGTATTTCTTGTTTTAATTTTAAACGAATAAAGTATTTTGAGGAGCCGTTAAATTTTGTTAGGACAAGACATCATTACTTAGTTAATACCAAACCTTTTTACAGTATTGTTGAATGTAATTCATCATGTGTGGATAATGTTATTGGTATTGTTACACAAGTACCTAGACCGACCCCAACACCAACACCATCTATTACACCAACCCCAACACTAACCCCAACCCCAACATTTGTTCCAACCGCAACACCTACACCATCTATCACACCAACATTAACACCTACACCAACACAAACTCAAGACCCAATTTACTACGCATATCTATTCATCGAACCAACAACAGGTATTACACAATTAGCAACATACATGTTAAGTCAAGGTCACTCTTGGGGTGGTTTTAACTTGAGTTCACCAAACATTAATCAAGTAACATTTAACCAACAATTAAACAGTTATATTAATTATAGTGGTTGGACAACAGGTGTGTTACCGTCAGTAAGAAGTCAAATAATCCCTAGAAGAAGTGGTGGTTTAGATTCGTTCGGTAATCCAATAACAGCATTTAATTTCACAACACATGAAATTCCTGCAAATACTGTAAATGATACATGTTGGTTTACTTGGATTATACCGGTTGATGGAACAAATAATTTAAAACAGTCTGAAATTGGTTTCAATTATGGTAACGTGGCAACAAATTTAGTTACAGCATCAATGAACTCAACAATTTATGAATTAACTGTAAATTATACCGGTGGAACAACAATACCTGCGGGTATTTATAGAGTGTACACAACAAAACCAAGTACAATCTTTAGAACAAATAACATTAACAATATTTACTTTAAAGGAATAATCACAACGTAATGAGTTTCAATTATAAAAACCCCATTTCACCAGTAACCGTCTCGGGTCCATTTTCGGTTCCGGTTGACTCAAATACTGGTACTAATTTTGGTATATTATCAATAGGTGGTTATCAAGAAGTTAACGATCTTAATGATTTAATTTTTACGATACCATCAGGAACAACAGGTGACGTATTATTTAGTGGTAATACAATACCTATACAATTATCAATTAGTCCAATTGTTGGATTGTTCAACACTTTAGTGTTAAACAGTGATGGTATTTCTTCAGGTAGAAGAAGGTTGGGTATGATGGTGTCGGTTATATCTGAAAATAAAAATTATGTTTTTCAAATTTCAGGCTATACCGACTTATTTAATAACGCATTAAATTCAGGAGCAATCACTGAAACTCAATTTGGTTTCGAAGTCAACAATTCAACACCTGAAGGTCAAACGTTGATTAACGCTTGGACGGGTTCAACAATTGAGGGTATAGATGGGTACACAACAGAAAATTCTAATTGGAGGGTGTTTTCATCATCATCATGGGAAATAACTGGAGGTACGTATTTTTCAGGGTCTTCAACTTTAGAACTTTATAACAATACCGGTGGCACAATAACAATAACAGGATTCACTAGTCAGTCAGGTTTAGTTGGTATTTCAGGTGACAGTGGTATATCCGGAACTTCGGGTATTAGTGGTATATCCGGAATATCCGGTATAAGTGGAATATCCGGCATAAGTGGAATAAGTGGGATATCGGGAATCTCAGGAATATCAGGTTTATCCGGAGTTAGTGGAATTTCCGGAATATCGGGTATTTCTGGTATAAGTGGGGTATCAGGTATCTCAGGTATAAGTGGTTTATCAGGTATAAGCGGTATTTCAGGTATAAGTGGTATTTCAGGTATTTCAGGAACATCGGGATTATCAGGTATAAGTGGAACATCGGGTTTATCGGGTATAAGCGGTATCTCAGGTTTATCTGGAACATCGGGTATTTCGGGTTTATCGGGAATAAGTGGAACATCTGGATTATCAGGTATAAGCGGTATTTCTGGAATAAGTGGTATTTCTGGTATAAGTGGTTTATCGGGTATCTCAGGTATTAGTGGTATATCTGTTAGTTATATTAGTGTAACTTACAGTGAATTAACTTCATTAATTTCGAGTTCTTCATTAGTTCCGGGTAACAAATATTTAATAACTGATTTTGTTACAATACATAGAATAACAAACACAACAGTAATAAATTCGGGAACAACGGAACCATTAATAGTAAATGCCGAAAATAACTCAACAATTTCTTCTGAAGCCTTTTCACCATTATATCCAAAAGACAAAATCAAATACGACATAACAAATAATTTATGTGAAGATAATTTAACACCAAGACCCGGTAAAATATTGTACAGGGAAGATACGGAGTATAAAGTATCAACACATTACGACTTTAGAAATGTTAAATTTAGAAGGTGGGCGTTAAATACTGCATCATATTCGTTGTGGAGTTCTGGTACGACATACACCGCAAATCAAGTTGTTTTGGACTCATCTAACAATTTGTGGTTAAGTAACAGTGATGCGAACTTAAATAATACACCTAGTTTAACAACAAATTCTTATTGGACACAATTATGGGAAGATGTGACCGGGGTGAAAAAGTATTTTATAACCGCGGGTTCTAGTGTTAGTATGGGTCTTTATAATTTAGTTCCAAATGCATCGGACTTTAAAGATTATTATACTTTTCACAATTTAGATACTGACACATTTTATTCACCAAATGATGCAAATTTTAATAACATGGAAATTGGTCCATCTTATGACGCATCCGTTGCGGGTATCTCATCAACTAAAGGTTACAACAACATCGTATTTTTAATGAATACAAATGTTTCGGTTAGTTACAATGTGTTCAAAATTGGAAACATAAACAGCACATTTTTTGCTGATAATACAAACAATTTCATATATGGTAATAGTTTTGAACCATACACGAATTTAAATTATTTTAGAGGTGGTGTGTATTATATAATATTAAAACCAACAACCGTACAAAACATATATGGTAATCTTTTTAACTCGTCCGGTGGTATTTTTGTTAGATCCGTTTTTGGTAATTCTTTGGTGGGAATACAGGCATACAACTCAAACGTACAAGACATAAGAATTTTGAACGGTTCAACAAACACAACCTTTTCTGCTAGAGGTCTTAGGATTGTTGTTGGTGTCAACAACGCAAGAAACCATTTCATTGGTATGACGGATGTTAGATTATTGGGTGTTGGTACAGTTACATCAGCACAAATGGGACCTATTGAATTGAGTAACTCAACAACATCAGCAAATTACCGATTAATAACATCTAGGGTGGACATAACATCAAACCTTATATCTGCAAGAATACCATTAACATTTAATGGTTCTTCAGGGTCGGGCGCTGTTGGTTCACTAACAATAGATAGAATTACAATACCAAGTGGTTATGCTGTTGATACTGTAACATTTAGAGGAACGAGTTTAGTTTATACTTCGGGTGCCGCGATAAATGTTGGGTTCACCGGTCAACCACAAGCTGGTTTAGATAACACCAGTGGGTTAATAACGGGTTCAAATGACTTCTTTAAGGTTAGACCGGTTACAACACATTCAACATCAAACACAAATCTAATTGTGGCATCGGTTGCAAATCAAGCAATAACAAGTGGAACAGGTGTATTAAACATAACATTTACAAGAATAATATAATATGGTAATAATTAATAAAATAGATACGTATAGTTCATCAATTGAACCTCAACCACCAACAGACGCAAAGTGGTTAATCGAATTTTTTGATGATCAGTTCCATAATAAAATTTATGTCCTACCATCAAATAATTGGCCATCGTTAATAGAGAATGGTATTATGGACTTAGATTATGGAACATCATATTCGGACATAAATGATTTGTCAGAATTGGAATCAATACTGAATAATATAATTAAAGGATAAATAAAATGATAAGGACGAATAGTAATAATTCAGATCAGATAATTAATGACTTAACCGTAAATGGTGGACTTACAATAAGTGGGGTAACTTCTGGTAGTACGTCAACTGATGTACTTGTTTTAAATCCAACAAACAACAAAGTTGAGTCTAGAATCATAACGTCATTGTCTGGTGCGATTGGGGAATCAGGTATTAGTGGTATATCAGGAATTAGTGGAATTTCAGGTATATCAGGTATAAGTGGTGTATCAGGATTATCGGGAACATCCGGAACATCTGGTATCTCAGGTGTTAGTGGTTTATCCGGTATTTCCGGTATTGGTGGAGAATCAGGTATTTCAGGTAATAGTGGAATATCCGGTGTAAGTGGTATATCGGGTATTAGTGGCATTTCGGGATTGTCTGGATTAAGTGGTTTATCAGGTTTATCGGGAATGTCTGGTTTAAGTGGAATATCAGGTACAAGTGGTATTTCGGGTACTTCAGGTATTAGTGGTTTATTAGGTACGTCAGGATTATCAGGAATTAGTGGTATATCCGGTATAAGTGGTACTTCAGGTATTAGTGGTGTGTCAGGGATTTCTGGTGGAAGTGGTATCTCAGGTATAAGTGGAATATCTGGTTTATCTGGAATAAGTGGTATTTCAGGAAGAAGTGGTTTTAGTGGAACTTCAGGATTGTCAGGAAACGGAGGTACTTCTGGTTTATCGGGTATTGTTGGAACGTCTGGTGTTAGTGGATTGTCAGGAACATCGGGTACAAGTGGCATTTCTGGTTTATCGGGAACTTCAGGTATCTCAGGTATATTAGGTACAAGTGGTTTGAGTGGTACGTCAGGTACCGTTGGTACATCAGGAATTTCAGGTATAAATGGAATCTCAGGATTGTCGGGTATTAGTGGATTATCAGGGACTTCGGGTATAAGTGGAACAAGTGGTTTAAGTGGTATTTCCGGAACATCAGGAATAAGTGGATTAATAGGAACAAGTGGAACATCTGGTTTATCGGGTACGTCAGGAATTAGTGGTTTATCAGGTACAAGTGGTGTGTCTGGAATCTCGGGATTGTCAGGTGTAAGTGGTATTTCCGGTACTAGTGGTGTATCAGGTATAAGTGGAATCTCAGGCATCGGCGGATTATCAGGTCTTAGTGGTATGAGCGGTGTATCAGGGAGATCGGGTATTAGTGGTTTATCAGGAATTTCGGGACTATCTGGAACATCAGGTTTTAGTGGGACATCCGGTCTTGTTGGTATTTCTGGTTTAAGTGGCACATCAGGACTTTCTGGTGTTAGTGGATTGTCCGGAACTTCAGGAATAAGTGGATTATCAGGTTTAATCGGTAATAGTGGATTATCAGGGACTTCGGGTATAAGTGGTTTAAGTGGTTTAAGTGGTTTAAGTGGTTTAAGTGGTATTTCAGGTTTATCCGGAATAAGTGGTACTTCTGGATTATCGGGAGTGAGTGGCACCGTTGGTTCATCAGGAACTTCAGGAATAAGTGGATTATCAGGACTTTGTGGTATTGGTGGTTTAGGTGGCACATCAGGTGTTAGTGGTATAATTGGTACTTCAGGTATTTCAGGTATTAGTGGAATATCGGGAATAAGTGGTATTTCTGGTAGAAGTGGAATTTCAGGTCTGTCAGGTACTAGCGGTACTTCTGGATTATCAGGTATTTCCGGGTTAATTGGTGTATCGGGAATTTCAGGCTTATCGGGCACTAGTGGAATCTCAGGTATTTCTGGAATTTCAGGTCTTAGTGGAACGTCTGGAGTATCGGGTTTAATCGGTATTTCCGGATTAAGTGGAATCTCAGGAATTAGTGGTTTATCAGGTTTAGTTGGACAATCGGGTATAAGTGGTACTTCAGGTATTAGTGGTGTGTCAGGGATTTCTGGTGGAAGTGGTGTGAGTGGATTGTCAGGAAACAGTGGTTTATCTGGTTTAAGCGGAATCAGTGGTACCGTTGGAACTTCTGGATTATCAGGAACTAGTGGTTTATCAGGTTTAAGTGGTATTTCTGGTTTATCAGGACAATCTGGTATCTCAGGATTGTCAGGTATTTCAGGAACTTCTGGAATTAGTGGAGTATCTGGTGTTAGTGGTATATCAGGACAATCTGGGACTTCGGGTATTTCAGGTTTAAGTGGAACATCAGGAACTAGTGGTATTTCAGGATTATCAGGAACTTCTGGTATCTCAGGATTGTCGGGTATTTCAGGAATAAGTGGACAATCTGGAATTAGTGGAATCTCAGGTTTATCAGGAATAAGCGGAACTATTGGTATAAGTGGTGTATCAGGTCAATCGGGTATTTCAGGAATAAGTGGATTATCAGGTACATCAGGAACTAGTGGTATAAGTGGATTATCAGGTACATCAGGAATAAGTGGAATCTCAGGATTGTCGGGTATTAGTGGATTATCAGGGACTTCGGGTATAAGTGGTTTAAGTGGTACTTCAGGTATTTCTGGAATTTCAGGACTTATCGGAACCTCAGGTATTTCCGGTACCGTTGGTACGTCAGGAATTAGTGGTTTATCAGGAATTTCGGGATTATCTGGAACATCGGGAATAAGTGGAACATCGGGATTATCGGGAACAAGTGGTTTATCAGGAACATCTGGTATATCGGGACTATCTGGGACATCAGGTACCATTGGTTCTTCGGGATTATCAGGTATCTCAGGTATTAGTGGTGTATCAGGAATAAGTGGAACAAGTGGTATCTCTGGTTTATCCGGTACTTCGGGTATAAGTGGGACGAGTGGTGTTTCTGGATTATTAGGTACATCTGGATTGTTAGGAATATCAGGTATTAGTGGATTATCGGGAGTGAGTGGCACTTCGGGTGTTAGCGGTCTATCCGGAGTTTCTGGAATTTCAGGATTATCGGGAATCTCTGGAATAATCGGAACATCAGGGGTGTCGGGTTTAAGTGGTATATCTGGTTTGTCCGGCACTTCGGGTATTAGTGGATTATTAGGAACATCAGGTTTAAGTGGTTTAATAGGTATCTCGGGGTTGTTAGGTACGTCAGGTTTAAGTGGTATATCAGGATTATCAGGAACTTCTGGATTGAGTGGGGTGTCAGGTGCTTCGGGTATAAGTGGAACAAGTGGTTTAAGTGGAACCTCTGGCCTTGTTGGTATTTCCGGGTTAATTGGTGTATCGGGAATTAGTGGTTTGATAGGGACCTCGGGTATAAGTGGTATTTCGGGTTTATCAGGAATAAGTGGTATCTCGGGATTGTCAGGAACTTCAGGTACTTCGGGTATATCAGGATTATCAGGCATTAGTGGAGTATCGGGAGTAAGTGGTATTTCCGGAAGAAGTGGAATATCGGGAATTTCAGGTATTAGTGGTATTGGTTTTAATACTGTTCAAAATCCTGCATTATACAGAGTATTAACATCTGACGGTACTACTCAGGGTGCAATTGCACAATCGGGATTAACATATAATTCCTCAACAAAAACTTTAAGTATTACCGGAGCAACACAATATGATATAACATACACCTCAGCAACAGTTAATCCGGGACAAATATCTTGGAATGTTGATTATGGTACCTTTGATATGGGTATGGTTGGCGGTAATGTTATTCAACAAGTTGGTCAGGAAACATATTTTTATGTAAAAAATCAAACAGGTTCACAATTAGATAATGGTAAGGTTATTAGAGCCAGTGGTACTCTTGGTGCTTCAGGTAGAATAACAGCCGATTATATGATTGCTGATGGTACAATACCATATTATTTCACAATCGGTATTACCACTGAAGATATTGTCGATGGTGACGATGGTTTTGTGACTAATTTTGGTTTGATTAGGGGTATTGATGCAACCGGTTCACCATATGGTGAGACATGGGTTGATGGTGATATTCTATATGTTTCACCAACAATATTGGGTGGTTTAACTAAAGTTGAACCAATCGAACCAAATTTAAAAATACAAATGGCAATTGTTGTTCATGCCACCAGTAATGGTAGTATTTTTGTGAGACCTGATTTAGGTCAAAATTTAAGTGATTTACACAATGTACAAACATCGGGTGAACAACAAGGAGATTTAATTTCTTACGATTCAACATTAGGTTATTGGAAATATACAAAAGATTTAAAAGGTAACTATACTATATCAGGTTCAACATTTGCAATAACTGGTAATACAAATATAAATGGTTCTTTGACTCTTGTTGGTGTAACTAGCGGTAGCTCTTCAACTGAGGTATTAACTATAAACACAACCACAAAACAAGTTGAAAGTAGAACATTACAATCATTATCAGGTATCTCAGGTTTAAGTGGAGAATCAGGTATTTCCGGATTAAGTGGAATTTCAGGAACATCGGGTATAAGTGGTGAATCGGGTATTTCTGGTTTATCAGGACTTAGTGGTACTTCCGGATTAAGTGGAATTTCAGGTTTAATTGGTGAAAGTGGTATATCGGGTACCGTTGGTACGTCAGGTTTAAGCGGTACTTCTGGAATTTCAGGATTATCAGGTTTGTCGGGATTAATCGGTACTTCGGGTATTTCTGGTTCAAGTGGTTTAATCGGATTGTCAGGTACATCTGGTTTATCAGGATTAAGTGGACAATCTGGTTTATTGGGAATTAGTGGAATCTCGGGACTGTCAGGAAGAAGTGGTATTAGTGGGGTGTCTGGCTTATCGGGTTTAAGTGGTATATTAGGAACTTCCGGTATAAGTGGTTTAGTTGGTATATCTGGTGTATCGGGAACAAGCGGTATTATTGGAACTTCGGGTCTATCTGGTATTAGTGGATTATCTGGAATTAGTGGAACTTCTGGTTTATCGGGACTTTCGGGTATAAGTGGATTGTCAGGAACCTCCGGTTTATCTGGTATTTCAGGATTGTCAGGTATAAGTGGTATATCTGGTGTATCGGGAACAAGCGGTATTATTGGAACTTCGGGTATAAGTGGTATTAGTGGTATATTAGGAACAAGTGGAATCTCGGGACTATCGGGTGTAAGTGGATTAAGTGGTACATCAGGAGTTTCTGGTGTTAGTGGTCAATCCGGTATCAGTGGAACTAGTGGCATGTCTGGAATTTCTGGTATTAGTGGAATATCAGGGTTGGGTGGAACTAGCGGAGTAAGTGGACAGTCAGGAACTTCGGGTATAAGTGGTATTAGTGGTATATTAGGAACAAGTGGTTTATCCGGTATTTCGGGACTTTCTGGTTTAAGTGGATTATCTGGTGTTTCGGGTACTGTTGGTACGTCAGGGGTTTCAGGAACGTCAGGTATAAGTGGTATATTAGGAACGAGTGGTTTATCGGGTATTTCAGGTATAAGTGGTTTAATAGGAACCTCAGGTATTAGTGGTTTATCAGGAATTTCGGGAATTAGTGGTACATCAGGATTATCGGGAACAAGCGGTACTGTTGGAACATCGGGTATTTCTGGAATTTCAGGTACCGTTGGAACATCGGGTATTTCTGGATTAATTGGTACTTCGGGTATCAGTGGTTTGTCTGGTATTAGTGGAACTTCGGGATTATCCGGTTTAAGCGGTATCTCAGGGTTAAGTGGATTGTCAGGAATGAGTGGTTTATCTGGCACTTCAGGTGTGAGCGGAACTTCTGGAACTTCGGGTATAA